CTTACCAGCTCTTCGGCAACTTGGTAGAGTTTATCTCCGTTGACCAGCCGCAGAAAGTGCGGGGCAGAAAGAGAAACGTCCTCTTCATCAACGAAGCCAACGAGTTGAACCTCGAGGACTGGCGTCAGCTCCTCTTTCGGACGACGGGCAAAATCCTCATCGATTACAACCCGTCGGACGAGTTCCATTGGATATACGACCAAGTCCTAACCCGTGACGATGTCGAGTTCTTTCAGACGACCTATAAAGACAACCCGTTTCTAGAGGCTCAGGTAGTGCAAGAAATCGAGCGGCTACGAGAAGTAGATGAGAACTTCTGGAGGGTCTACGGACTAGGAGAACGCGGAACGAGCCGAAGTACCGTCTTTACGCACTGGAAGGAAACGACCGAGATACCAGAGGGCTACAAGCTGGTAAACTACGGGCTCGACTTCGGCTTTACCAACGACCCTACGGCGGTCGTCGCGTGCTACTCGGATGGCAGGGGCTTTCTGTTTGACGAGAAGCTATTTCGCACGGGGCTTTCCAACCGAGAGATATACCAGCTCTGCAAGGACTTCGGCAGCGTGCCCGTTATCGCCGATAGTTCCGAACCCAAATCTATTCACGAGCTGCACGGCTACGGACTGAACGTCCATCCTGCCCGCAAAGGTCCGGATTCGGTACGGGCAGGGATTCAGTTCCTCCAATCCAAGCCGCTGTTGGTGACCTCATCCAGTGCGAACCTAATCAAAGAGCTGAGGAACTACAAATGGAGGGAGGACAAGAACGGGAAGGTCCTAAATGAACCCGTCGATATGTTTAACCACACCCTCGACGCGATGCGATACGCGGCGACCTTTAACCAGTCCAACCCTAATTTTGGCAAATACTCAATCGGATGAAAATACCAACTCGCTGGGCTGACCTGAGCTTGGGTCAACTGCAAGTCCTGATGACTACCGACGACCCGATAAGGAAGGTATGCGTCGCGACGGGTCTCACCCTTGCCCAAGTGCGGGAGCTACCCCAACGGGAGGTTGAGGCTATCGCTGCCCGGGTCGATGCAATACCAGAGTACGGGAGACATCTCAAGAAAATCACCTTTGAGCGTCCGAAGCTTTTTAACAAGAGGGTTAAGTACGGCTTCATTCCGAATTGGGACGAGTTCACGACGGGCGAATGGATAGATACTCAAGCCTATGTCGAGGACTTTTGGCCGAACGCTCATAAGCTGATGTCGGTACTTTATAGGCCTATCACTTGGGAGCTGAAGGACAAGTACGAAATAGCCAAGTACACGGCGAAGGAGGATGCGGTGCTTATGAAGTCCCTCCCGGCGGACCTCTTTTCAGGTACGATGCTTTTTTTTTGGAATTCCAGAAGAGAACGACTGACCAATTTGCAGTCCTCTTTACTGGACAAGCTGGAGGAACTAACCAGCTCTACGAAAAATGGGGATGGTATACCTCCCTCTTCACCCTTGCAGGAGAGGACCTTCTTAAGATGAATGCGGTTACCGAGTTACCCATAGGGGTGACGCTCCAGCACTTAGCCTTTTTGAAAGACCTCGAACACGAGCGGCAAAAAAGATGATTACCTACAACACCTTCATTCAGCGATTCAAGGACTTCGCCGACAATCACTACTTCATCCGCTCTTTCTCGCACGGAGCCCCCGAAGACGTCGACCTTGATAAGCAGAACGAGTACCCCTTGATGCACGTCATCTACACGGGGGCGGGCTACGAGGACACTACCAAGACCCTTTCTTTCGAGGTCTACATTTTTGACCTGCCATCTCACTACGAGAACAAGCAGGACCGCCAAAAGGAGGTCGTAAGCGATGCGGAGCAGTGCGCCGAAGACGTAATAGCCGACATCGTAAACGGGGGTAATATCTTTCTTCATTCGGAAGATTACACGATAGCTTCGGCGCGGGTCTCTCCGCTTCTGGAGGAGTCGAGCAACGTCCTCGCGGGGGTGCTTTTGGAGGTCGACGTGCAGATACCCTACGACCGCGACGCTTGCAACGCGCCTATCGACGGCGTATCTCCAGAGGGCGGCGAAATCGTCTACGCCCGCCGGGGAGTTTTGCGGGTCAGGACGGTAGACAGTGCTACCGACGTTCAGTCCGTGCGGACTATCGTAGTGCCCAATGGGAAATTGACCGACAACGGAGGGGGGCAAGTGACCTTGGACTTCTCGTCGGTTTCGACGTTGAATGAATTGACCGACGTCAACCTCGACGAACCACTCGACCGCGAAGGGTTGGTGTACGATGAGACGTCCAGTCAATGGATAAACGGGGGTATTGCCAAGGTAGATTTTCCCGTTTACTATTCTCCGGGTACTCCCGTAAGCATTGGAAAGGTAGTAGGCTTTACGGGAGCTGCTCAAGGCGACCGACCTTCCGTTAGCTTGTTCAGTGCAAGCTCTACCACCGACCCGAAGACCTTGGTCGGAATTACGATGGAAGCCATAAGCGGACGAAGCCCCGGACACGTTAGAACCTTCGGGACGATTTATGGGGTAAACACGGCGGCGTATACTGTTGGAACCGTCCTCTACGCTTCGACTACGGCAGGGGAATTGACTAGTACTGCGCCGTCTACCCCAAACCACCGAATCGCTGTTGCAGTAGTCACTCGTCAGCATATCAACACCGGGAGAATCTTCGTCCGAATGTACACCCCGGCTTATCGGCTTACCGACCTTTCCGACGTTACGACGTTCGTCAGTGCGGGGCAGACGTTGGCTTGGGATGCTGGTAACTCCCGATGGATGGGAACCACGCTTGGAAGTCAGTATATCTCAGGGTCTCCTCCTCCGGGGGGCTTTACGCCAGCGGTTTTTTACCGAGATGGAACCGGGGCGTTCGCTACCGACGAGGACTTGACGTGGGTTGCAGGCACAAACACGCTGACCACCATCAACGTCACCGGGTCGGGCGTCGTCAAAGGCACGAACACCTACGGCGCACGCTTTGCGACGGAAGCGGCTACCAACCGCGCCCTTGCGAACGCGACGGGCGTAACGGTGGAACGCTACTTCACGTGTACGGCAGAGGGCAACGGGGAGTCGTTCAACATCCAATCCAACACCCCGTCGGCAGGCAACAAAATCGTGCGGAAAATTTGGTACAAGGCCGAAGCGTTCGAAGCCACCGACGTGGACACGTGGACACTGCTGCACACCTTTGCCGATGACGCGACCTACGCTTCGACCGCGACCAAATGGCAGGAGTATTTGGACGGGCAGGCCAACGGCACACCGCCGTTTACGCTGGCGATTAGTTGGGAGGACATACCTGCTTTCACGGGGTTGCTTGACACCTACTCCGGGGCGGCTGCGGCCTACTCCTTGAGGCTGCTTGATTCGACCTACACGGGCGACGCGATACGCGTCCGTAGGGCATCGGACAACACCGAGCAGGACATTGGTTTTGATGTAAACGGAGACCTTGACACATCGGCCCTCACGACATTTTGCACGGGCACGAATGGGTTTGTGAAAACGTGGTACGACCAAAGCGGTAACGCGAAGAACGCGACGCAAAGCACAACGGCAAATCAGCCGAAGATTTATGACAGCAGCACAGGCGTTGTGACCAAAAATGGCAAGCCTGCAATTCAAACAACGCGAGCGAGTCAGCACCGATTAGTTGCGTCCAGCGTGACGTTAGTCGCTTCAAGCAATTTCGCAGCATTTGCCGTGTATGAGGAAAGTTCATCCGACCTAAACAACAGCGGCATTTTTTTCAGCCCCACGCAACACGCTATGCGAACTGCTGCAGATTTGTACGCCAGCTACTATTACAACGGCGGTATTTTCAGCGGCAATTTTGTGTCAGGGGTCACAGATGTAGACGACATTCAACTTGTATCATCGCACGCAGATGGCACAAATTTAAAAATCTACACTAATGGAGGCAACGAAGTGTCGAGCGCGCTGCTGGGGACATTGGACACAACGGCTGGAAATTTGAACCTGGGGAATAACGATTTTGGAGAGCGGGCCCTGGACGGCTATTTGTATGAAATGATTTTTTACACGAGTAATCAATTGTCAAACCGCACAGGCATTCAGACGAACATCAACACTTACTATTCAATTTACTAATGGCTTCGTACATCATCGTCCGCCCCGAAGGGATTTTAAGCAGCCCGCAGCGCGCGCAGTTCATCACGCGGGAACTGTACTGCATCACCACGCCCGTGGCGGTTCAGCAGCCCTACCAAGCGGAGGGCAACGTGTTCGGGGTCATCGCGCATCCCGACGGCGTGCAGTACGCACTGGTGGTGGACTTGGCGTACCTCATCCCCGTGCATCCGCTCGCGACGTTGGAGCGGTTGGTGTCCTTGTTTCCTGAACTGACGGACACGGAGCGGCTGACCTTGCAGGCGTACATCTTCGCGAACAAGGAGTTCCGCTTCGGGGACATCGTGCCGTCCACCACGACGGTGCGGGACGAGGCGTACATGCAATCACTTGGTTGGTTTGGAGATGACGTTAATCCTTGAGATTCTGTCGTTCCTCAACGGAACGCCGCCGCCTTACTCAAGGACGGCGGACCTGAACGCCGACGGCATCGTGACCGTGGCTGATTTGCTAATTGCATTAACTCTATTCTGATGGCAAAGACGCAAAGCGTAACCAACTACGCGCCTCAAGACATTTCCCGTCCCGGGGTTCACGCGAAGAAAAAGAACGGCACGCACAAGGGGTCCAAGAACTACGCGAAGCCGTACAAAGGTCAGGGGCGATGAAGCTTGATAAGGAAGAGGTAGAGAAGATTTGGCTCAAGTTTGCCGACGACATCCTAAACGCGTCAAAGCGCGAGCTGGGGGTTAGGAGGATAGGCAAAAACCGAAACTACGGGGTAGCGACCCGGACGCTCCAGAAGAACCTCATCTACAAGTTCCGATACGGCAACAAGGGAGTTACGACGATTTCGTTTCAAGCCAAAGGCAAAGCCAAGGTCTACGCTCCCTTCATTCATTTTGGGGTCAACGGAACCGAAAAGAAACAAGGCAGCCCGTACACGTTCAAGAAGCAGCCGCCCCCAAAAGCGGTCAAGGCTTGGATTAAAAATAAGCCTATTCGAATGAGGAACCAAACCAGCGGGCAGTTCGTCAAGAAAACCAAGAAGCTCGAGGACCAAGTGGCGTTCCTCATTGGGCGGGCTATCAAGCGTAAGGGAATAGTAGGGGTCCGTTACTTTGAAAGGGGCTACGAATACGCGCTGAAGAAGAACAAGAGCCAACTCCAACAGGCTCTGGCCAACCAGTTCGCAAAGCAGCTTTCGGCCCAGATAGGCAACATCACGATAAAGGCGAAAATCTAATGGCATCTTTCGACTCCGCTCCCGACAACTGGCGTCCCGCTGGTCAACGGCTCATCTTCACTGTCACCACTGCGACGACAATTACCGCGTCGTTTGCGTATATCATTCAAATTTTTGAAAACGGAGGGGAGATAGCCAAATACTACCTCCGCCCAAACGACGACGACAAAGCTCACTTTGACTTGTCGATGATACGCAACCGCGTCAAGCTCGACAACATCGCTTCGGGAGATACTCGCCCTATCTTCTCTTATACCACGAAGCCGCTCACCAAGGCTTCGAACGGGGTCAAGAAGTACGAAGTCAAGGTAGGCGAATGGAACGGCACGACCGAGACCCTCGCCCAAGCGACCTCGACTATCTATCTCCTCGACGGAGCGGAGCAGCCAAGCCAAGGCCTACATCCTTCCTTTGCGGCTTACTACGGCACGGCGAACGACAAGAAGTTCTGGCTCTCAGATAGGGAGGTCAACGGAACGCAAATCCAGATGGAAGCCGACGACACCGACGAGGGGATGATTGGGTTTATCAACACCAGCGTTGTCTCTGACGTTACCGCGCTCAAATACTACGTCCAATTCCCCTCTACGTTTACGTCGGTAGAAGTGGACATCAACACCACAAACGGCAGCCAGCTTCCTTCCGCGACGCCGGGGAGCAACGTACAAGGGACGCTTACCTACGCCGCCCTAATGCCAGTCAACGTAGAGGCTATTACCGGCATAACTCTGAGCGGATGGACCTACTATTCGATTACCCCAATTATCGGCGGAACGGCAACCGTAAAAGGTCGGTCGATTAAGGTAACCAAATCCTGCAAGGGGAAGTACAACGTCCAAGTTGCTTTCCAAAATAGCCGGGGAGGATGGGACTACCTCAAGTTTGAGGGACGCCCAAGCACCCAAACCTCGATTGAGGAAAAGACCTACACGAAGTATCTGGGAGATTACAACGTAGCGACTTTTACGTACAACAGTCACGAGCCGCAGACAGTTCCCTTCCTCAAGACCGCTCAAATGGTCTACACTTTGAACTCTGTAATGAACGCTACGGAGTTCGCTCTGATGCCCCAGCTCTTAAAGTCGAAGCAAGTGTACATCCGCTACGGGAGCTGGATTCCCGTTACCTTGGTTTCGAACTCGTTTAACGTCCGGGCTACGGCGTCTGACTTGAACCAAGTTCAATTGCAGGTCAAACTCGCGCAACAAGTGGAGATATGACAGACCTACGCATACTGGCCAAACGGGGCGTGGATTGGCATCAACTCGAGGTCTACGAGTTCGAGCCCATCAACTTGTCTTTCGAGTTTACCAAGGTCGAAAACATCAACGAGCCGACCAGCTCCTACTCCCAGCGGTTCCGCGTTCCGCTCACCGAACAGAACCAGAAGATATTCGGCCCCTTCGACTGGTCTCAGGTTCCCAACTTCGACCTGAAGCAAAAGACCGACGCAAGGATTTTGGTTAATGGAGTGCCGATTTTAGAGGGCTTCATTCAGCTCGAGAATTGGTACATCCAAAAGGGACAATTTATAGACGTCGAGTTGGCTTTTTACGGGGAGGGAGCCGACCTCTCAAAGAGGATAGGCGACGGACTTGTGGAGGATTTGGATTGGGCGTCGCTCGACTTCCAGATGAAAGACCAAACCTTGGTAGATAGCTGGAACGGGCTCCTCAATTCGGGTCGGGTTAGGATTGGACTCGTAGATAAGGGCTGGGCTTGGGACTCCTCAACCTTCCCCAACGTCTCGGCAAACGCCCTCAAGCAGTGGCAGTTTACGCCATTCGTTCGCCTCAAGGTCATTGTAGACAAAATCTTTTCTACGGCTGGGCTGACCTACACCAGTACTTGGATGGGGACGATGTCCAACCTCTATTGGTGCTGCAACAAGGGGGGGTTGCTTCTGCCTACTACCGACGACTTCCGTAACGACATCTTTCACGTCGGGAGGCTGACGGATGTCT